GCGTAAAAGAAAATATGCGTGACAATGAGGCTTACCTGAGAAAGAATAATAAAAGCAAAAACTTCCAAGTGATTCTGCAATTAAACAATGGATTGTTCGACTTTGCAGGTGGTATTGGCAGCACAAAGGTCGATGCTTTTTTTACATATCAGATCGACGTTATACATGAGGTAAGTCCGGGAGAAGACCCTGTTGTGGCAAGCATCAGTGGCTCAGTGTCTGGTTTGTTGGACCCTGGGGAGCAATATACATGGATTCATTGGATTGAATACAGTGAACCTGCCAACCCACAAGATAGAATCAAGCCAAACATAAAAATCTTGGACTTTAGAGCGCAGCCAGGATGCACCCTTCAAGTTGTTAGGCAAGGGTACAAGGTTTTACGAAGTGGAAACACTACACACAGGCAATTTGAGGATTAATTATGTCACTTAAATCGGCAGCAGTCATAAAATTTCTCGACCTTTTATGCGAAGGGCCGATTAATGGCATTGTTCCTGGTGGTACAGGTGGACTACCAAAGAACATTTTCTTCAATGAAACATCATTAAATGGCAGTTTTGATTCAAATTTGATCGACATAAATTATACAAGCAACCTAGGTGGAGTGGATCAGCCTGTCCCTGTTATTGGCGAGTCTAATGGTTTTGGTGGCGATACTGATCTTGCAAATGTGATTGCGTTTAGCCCACCCCTAGAAGTTGGCAGCAATTACAACGAAGATGTGGATAGTAACAATGAGGTTACGGCGCGTAGGTATCAAAAATCTGCTACAGGCAGCAGCACTGAAACAAGAACAATCACCGACGCAACAGCGGAGAAGGCGAGTTTTGTCTTTGTAATTCCAAGACTTTTCTCGACTGCCAAAGAAGGTTTGGCCAATGGCCAGCTTTTTAACGCCACTGTCCGCTGGACAATTGAAATCACAGACAGCTTGGGCGATACAAGAGGGCCAGAGTCTGGCGAAGTTGGCTTTGGTGTGACCGACTTTGATTATCAGGTCACTGGGATCTCAACGTCAGAATTTGTATATCAAACGCCGAAAATACCTTTGCATGGTGTCGGCCCATGGCAGGTTAAGGTTAAAAAAGAACGCCTTATTAGGGCGACGCAAAACGTTGACGCAAGCTCGTCACTGTATAGAGCAATCACTCCTGACCCAACAGCTAATGTTCTAATAAAAGCGGTTTATGCGACAAATAAAGAACAAGGAATAGGTAATAATATGGAAAGGAGTAGAGCTAGAGAGGCCGCATTTGAGGTTAGTTTTTTTGATTTTATCGATACATCAATTAAAACTCCGTTAGCCAATAGTCGAGGCAACAGACTTCTTTGGTCGGCAATTAACACCTACAGATCAAGTCGCGTCAACTATAAAAATACAGCAGTTGTCGCCACTAGCATCAACACAGAGGAGTTTAAGAGCTTACCTCGAAGAGCGTATTTAGTAGAGGGACTTAAGGTAAAGATATTTAGCAACGCCACTCCAAGAGCTGATGGCAGTTTGTCCTTTGAGGGCGACTTTGATGGTCAGGTGTCAGGCGATAAATTTTACACAACTTGCCCAGTTTGTTGTTTCATTGATTTACTTACTTCGTCCAGGTATGGCACAGGTGACTTTATTGAAACCGAGAATATAAGTTATATTGATTACTATCCGTTAGCTAAATATGCCAATGAGCGGATTCCATCACAAGAGGTAAAAGCGACCTATACGCAAACAGGTGACGATATTACAGTAACACATCCTGCGTCAGGTGCGCGAGCTGCACATGGACTGAGTGTTGGCGATGAAGTAACGCTTAGATTTATGGGAACCTCGAACTCTGCTAAAACAGAAAACGCGAATAATAAATTCATATTTAAAGTAACTCAGGTGACTTCTACGGCGATCTTTAAGGTCAAAGCAGCAGCATCGCGATCTGTAGGTACTGCTGAATCGGTGTTTAGTGGCAAACCTGAGCCGCGTTTTGCGTGCAACATGATGATTGCTGGTCAGGAGCAAGCGTACACAGTTCTACAGAATATGGCGAGCATATTCAGAGGGATGACGTATTGGCAGTCGAACACTGTGACAGCAGCAGCGGATCATGGGCAGCTTAATAAAATTACTGATGGAACTGGTGAGACCCCAAGTGTCTCAGTTGCGCCGGTCAATTTATACAACAACAGCAACGTGCTCGATGGTTTGTTTAATTATTCTTATACGTCGATCAAAACCAGACCAACTGTTGTTAAGGTACGATACAACGACCCTGAAAATTTCTACAGGCCGAACTTTGTCTGCGTTGAGGATGTACCAATGAGAGATAAGTATGGATACCAAGTCAAGGAAATTATAGGGTTTGGATGCACATCAAAGTCACAGGCAACGCGACTTGCAACCTGGCTGCTTGAAACAGAAAAGACGAACAATAAAGTCATTACGTTTACAACTGGGTTGCAAGGATTGATGACCTTCCCTGGACAAGTGTTTGCAGTTGCTGATTTAATGCGGCAAAATACAAGATTTGCAGGGCGAGTCAAATCAGCCACAACAAGTCAGGTTATTCTAGACTCTGCAATTACATTACCTAGCGTATCAGCCGCAAGTATTACTTGCATATTGTCGACTGGCATTGTTGAAACAAAGTCGGTGAACATAAGTGTCACAACAGGGACAACATCAGCAATCTCTGTCTCGACTGATCAGTTCAGCAGCTCGCCAGAAGCAGGGTCACTATTTTCGATCACTTATACGCAAAGTGACGGCACTAAATTGCAACAGCAAAAATTCAGATGCTTAAGCGTAGCAGATAACGGCGATGCAACATTTACAATTACTGGCACAGAGCACAACGACAGCATCTATAGTGTTGCGGACCTATCTGGTACATCTATTGTTGATGAGCCGTCAGATGTGACTACATTTGAATCTGCACCGTCGAAAGTTACAAACTTACAACTTAAATTTTTCCCGATTGAAGCTAGCAACAATTTTTCTTATGTTTGCTTAACCTCTTGGAAGCGCGGCATTACAGGCATAACAAGAAACTTTAAAGTAAAAGTAACAGTTGGTGACGCCGAATCTACCATTACAGATAATGGTCGCAAAACGCAACTTGAGATTAAAGATGTTTTGCCGAACACCTTGGTAGAAGTTGAGGTTCAGGCGCTTGGTCAAGCTGATACTGGCGATACTGTTTTTTCAGAAAAGGTTACTGCTTCGGCCACTGCACCAAGTGCTAGCACGGCTCAAGACCCTGTAGGCTTTACTTCTGGCGATGTAACCATCTCAGATGCAAATATATTGCCGCCTAACCCAACTGGATTTACAGTTGCTATGGCATCATTCACCTCAAATGTTGTTGCTTGGGATCCGCCCAAAGGCATCAATACAAAAGATTTAGTCGCTGAAGTCAGAAAGGCGTTGGCACCAGGCGCTTACGCAACCAATTTTACACCGACAAATGCTTTTAATAACTCCCTTTTAGTTGTTGAAAAAGCCGCCGCAAGTGGTGCTGATGTCATCCCAGGTGGAAATGGTGTTTATTATTTACGATTTATAAATTTAACTACTGGCCAGGTAAGCGCGACACCAGCATCATTTACATTAAATAATGATTTTAATAGGAAACATGTTGTCGCGATGCAGTTTGATGAATCTGCAGATGGAAACAGTTCTTATACAAGCGGAGGTGGGACAGTTGTAAATCCTGGGAGTGCATCTACTGGCACAACGCAAGTCGCCACTAATCCTTTTGCTGGTTTTGATTTAAAGCCAGCAGTGCAGCGGAACGTAAGACGCACAAATGATCTTGCAGCTGTAATCTCAGAAACCAATCAATTACGATTAATTGATTATTCTGATTCAGGCGAATATTTTCTTAGTTTTGATGCTGACGTGTTCGACCAAATAAATCAGGGGAGGACAGGGCGAACTTCAACCATGGATGTGATTGTTGAGCCGCTTATTGAAAACAAACCTATCGGTGTAGATGGCAATCTTATATCCACTGTTAATACTACAAATGTCGAAGTTTATGTTAGAGCAAGTGCCGGTGTTCAGAAAAAATATCTCGCCCTAGATATTTTAGATATGTATATTGAGCGAGAAAACAATACAGAAAAGCTGGAGATGGAGGATAGTTCAAGTGGAAGCAAGGAAATAGCGGTGGAGAATACAGTGCCTGATTTTGGCGATTGGACAAGAATTACTGGTCGTACAGAAATGAGAGGGCGATATTTTCAGGCTAAATTAGTTCTTACAACGGACGACACAAGTCAAAGTCCAGGCGTCAGTTCTGCAAGAATTAATTTCTTCATA